AAGTTTTTCCAAGACCTTTGCCTAACTTACCACCCATGGCAATACCAAGTCTTGTTCCAGCTCTACCAGCACCTCTTCTTCCTACGGCAGTAAGTAATTTCTTTGTAGCAACTTTGCCACCAATACCCATACCAGGACCACCACCAAGACCGCCACGACCACCACGCATTCTACCCATACCACTTGCTGCTAAAGCAAGATAAGCAGAATTTCCTGAAGAAACTCCACCTGCTTCTAAACCTGCCTCCTCAGCACCTACTATTGCTTTTCTTGCTAATTTACTAGTTTCTTGTGATTGTTCTCTAGCAATTCTACTGTCATTTTTAGTTTGTTCATCTGTAGCAAGAACTAAAGTTCTCATAATAAACGACAATCTGTCAATTGCATTTACTACTTCTCCACTATCTCCACCACCTAATGATGATGTAGATTTATCAAAGAAGTTATCATCTACAGCTTGTGCTGTAGTATCATAAATTGCATTGGCAGCACTAGGTTCTGGTGATAATCTACCACTAGCAAAATTAACAATATTTTTATGTTTAACAGGATCTCCACCCAATACATCAGGATTTATTGCATTTGATCCACTAGGCAATGCTTTCTGTAAAGCACTACCACTAAGCATCTTTTGTAGAGGTGTTGAATCCTCTTTAGACCATGAATATGGTTTTGGACTTCGTTCTTTAGTCCTAAGTTTAAATAAAAGATCATTAAATTTAGTATTAATGAATTTACCTAACCATACAGAGCTCTTAGCAATAGCACCATCTATTTTCTTATCAAGCCAAGTTTCACCTGAATCTCTTTGTTGTGGTGCTAGAAAACCGTGTGCCATTATTTTTGCTTAGATGCTTCTTGTGCTTTTTTGACTTGATCCAGATGTTGCATTAGAAGACTAGTATATACTTGTCTTTCCCATGGCATCATATTTTCAATCTCAGTCAAAGAGTATTTATGATGATGCATCAAGGCAAAGTTAGTTTTATAATAACCCTCTAGCGTGTTATGAAAGAGGGCTATCCGAAAAAATTAGTTAAACCATTAATTGTAAATTCAGAATCAACTCCAGTATTCGGATTTGTGACCGTAAACTTATGTTCTAATCTAGGAACATTCTCAAAGAATTTTTGAATTTTTTCAAACTGTGTATTTGTTAATCCTTCTACAAATTCAATAAATTCCTTTTTAGTAGTTGTAGAGCTATCATATACATCCTCTTTATCAAAGATTTGATCAATACATCCACCAATAATATCAAGTATACCATCTGCAGATGGACCTTTACCCATAATAGATCCACTAATAAATTCATTCCAAGCAGGATATTTCATAACAACACCCAATTCATCATTTAGCATAATTTTAGGATTTGATCCTTTTGGTTTAATAACCCCAACTTCACTAAGATTCATTTGATAATTAACTTGCGTTTTTTCATCATCTTTGCAAGTTACCTTCATATCAACAATTTCTCCAATAGAGACAGCACGAATTTGGAGAAAAATATACTCCAAATCAAACATTGTCAAATCTTCCAGTTTTACTCGTGATTGAATACATCCCTTCAAGAGAGCTCTTACAGATTTTTCAATTTCTTTTTCATCCTGTGATTCTAATGAAAGTAAAAGTAATTTCTCTTCTTTTACTACAAAAGGACGATATTTAATTTTTTTCCCATTAGACGGAATTTCTAGTTCATAAGTAGGTAATACTACCTTTGGTAATACCATAATATTTACTCCAAGGTCATATTTATATTTAGCGACTTTTTCAGCGAAAAATTTGCCGAGTAATTTTTTCGGGTTTTATGGAATTGAAAATCCGAATTTGCTGGTATTATTCGCCTCTTTGCCTTCCATTTACTGTGGTTAGACCATAGTTACCAAAAGCAGGGTCATCAAAATCAAGTCCTTGATCAATCTTTTTAACTTGACCCTTTGTAATATTAGGGAAGTATCTAATATCTCTATGAACAATTTGATGTCTCTCATATTTAAAGTTGACTGTCAATCTAGTAATTTGAGATGATCCAAATTGAAGAGGAACTGCATCAATAGAATATGGCCATGCATTTTCTAAAATATACGTAATTGGTTTTCTTTGATCTGCTCCATATGGTCCTGGTTCAGCTTTTGTAATTTTTATCTCTGTAGCATACTCACTTCTATATCGTACTCTAGTAGCTCTGTTCTTAAGAGATATACTAGAATCATCACTATGAATTGAACCACCATCATCTTGAAAAATTTTAGCATACCACTCATTAAAATATTTAAGTAATGATAAATTAGCATCCAGCATAAAAGTTAACTGAATTTCTGTGTATATCCTAGTATGTGGATAATCTACAGAACCAATACCAGTAAGAACTCCATTTTGAGTTCCAGTAGCAGTGTTTATATTTGGTAATTGTGCTTCATCACACAAAAATAACATAGCTTCATTTTGATTTAATGCACCAACACTAAAACCACTCTCAACAATAAAATTTGTTGAAGTAGACATTCCACCATTTTTACTTACATATGATAAGAACGAACTTATACTACTAGGATTTCTTATTGCCACACTAAATAACTATGTTGGACTAACTATATTTATGGCATACTCTGGGTATTTTAAGCCCAAGAACCCAAAGAAGTACCGTGGCAACCCAACGAATATTGTTTATAGGTCGCTATGGGAACGCAAGTTCATGGTGTTCTGTGACAATAACCCTAGTATATTACAGTGGGGTAGTGAAGAAGTTATCATACCATACAGAGCTCCTGATGGTAAGGTAAGACGATACTATCCTGACTTTTATATTAAAGTTCGTGAGAAGTCAGGAAATATCACGAAGTATATTATTGAAGTCAAACCCAAAAAACAAACAAAACCACCGAATGAAAAGAATAAACGAACTGCCTCATATCGTAATGCTGCATTAACATACGCAAAGAACCAAACTAAATGGTCTGCTGCTCGTGAATATTGTGAAGATAGGCAGATGAACTTCTTAATATTAACCGAGGATCATTTAGGAGTATGAAACAATGGCAACAGGATTCGCGTCCGTCCAACGCAATACAATAACACAGGACTCAGGATATAAAACATTATTTGAAAGAATAACTGCTAAAACAGGAGGGCAACAGAAAACACTCTCTTGGTACATATCTGCTGTAAAAGCAGAAGCTAGTGGATATAAGAAAAATTTCAACAAGTATATTTTAAACGAAAAAAGTGATAAAGTTGGTGCTGTAAAAGATCAAGACGCTAACGAACTCAGAAGATATGTGGTACAAGGTCACATGTATATGTTTGAGTATAAGGCAAAGATGAAATATCTTCCTTATTATGACAGGTTTCCTTTAGTATATGTGATAAAGACTTTAGGAAAGGGTGAATTCTGGGGTGCAAACCTACATTACATGACACCAAAGAAAAGAATACAAGCTACAAGAAAATTAATGCAAGGTAGAATTGACATTCCTAAGAAGTGTTTCCATAAATATCTAACAGAACATGTTGATACTCTATACCTTGATCTTGCTCTAGTAGAATGGGATACTGCTATTCTATTACCCACTGAAGATTTTGTAAAAAATATGAATGGTATGATGTTCCCTATAGAAAAAGAAACTGTCTGGAACGATACTAATGAAAACTTTTACGATAAAATCAGAGGACAAAGAATAGTAAAAGGTTATGGAACCAAACAATCTAGAGAGATGTCACAATAATGTCAGATAATCGTAAAAAAGTCTCAATTCCAAAGGATAGTGGAACCTTTAATGGTGAAATTAAAAAGACTGGATATAGTGGTGCATCCAGTTCTGAAACTTATTGGAGATGGAATGGTAGTGAATGGACACAGTTGAAAGGGTCTGGGGGTTGGAGACCCTTGGCCGATATTAAAAATGAATATAAGTCACAACAAGAAGCATTAGCTAATGGTGCAACTCTTGAAGAGATGGCGGCCAAAGCAGACAGATATGATGATGCGATTGTAGTAAAAGCAAGTGCTATTCCACCTTCAAGTGTAACTGCTACAACTCAAAATGCATTAAGATACCCAGATTCTGCACCAATTACAAACTCACATGATTATGTGACATTTCAATTTTACAAGTACGCT